GATAGGTAGCAGGTTCTTGCGCTTCAGTGCAGACATAACACCGTTGATAGACTTCAGTGAGTCACGGTTCTTTACGTCCATCACAAAGGGTACGTCTACATACTCACCTGAGACAGGCTCACCTTTGTCATCCATCGCACCATGCAGTGTAACTGTACCGTAGTAAACATTCACGCGCTTAACGCTACGGATGATTGCCTTAGTTGCATCAGGTAGTGCGTTGAAGTCTTCGATCCAACCAGAGGGTCGGCCTAAGTTGAAGCCACCAATGCTATCCTTCATATCACCGTTGAGTGTGTTAGCTAAGACAGACTTCTCCATCTCTTCTGTTTCACTGTTCCAACGCTGCCACTGCTGACGTTGTGCAAAGACACGCACTTCAATCTCAGGTGCATACACTTTTGTTTCACCTTGGTTGAGGATGAAAGCACCAACAGGTACTACATCTGTCTTGATGGTCTTACCACCTACGTCAATCTCACCTTTGATGGGCTGATGCAACATACCAATACGTGCAATGCTTGGTGCTGCTTCACCACTGGATGCTGACACACCCATTAGCTCTGCCATTGATTGACCGCGTTCATTTGCGATTGCTAGTTCATTACTCATAATCTTATACCTTTCAGATAGAGTCAAAAGAGTCTTAGTTATAGCTTAAACATCAACTGTGTCAAGCCAGTTTGGACCGATTTTTGCTTCGAGCAGTAACGGTACATTCATCTTGACATTATAGACCTGCTCCACCAGATCGTTAATGCCTTGGTTAAGTAGTTCAATGATATGCAGAACCTTTTGTTCTTCGTCAGGATGTACGTCTACTACCATACTGTCATGCACTGAGTTGACTACACAGGATTGTAACGGCTGTAACAATTCGTGAAGTCTATTGAGTACGACAGGTACGACATCACCTGTAGCAAAGCCCTGCACTGGGTAGTTCTTTATCATAGTGAAGTGACTAGGCATACCATTGTCTCTGCGCTTACAGTCCGGGAATGCGTACTGCCTACCAGAGATGTTAGTGATCTTCTGAAAGCGTATAGCTTCTTCACCTAGGTTCTTGTGCCATGCTGCTACTCCTCTGTACTTCTCGACGAAGTGATGGTAATAGGCGGCTTCAGCTTTTGAACGTCCATATCCAGTGGCTCCAAAGAGGGGAGCGAAGGTGTGCGCCTTTGCTTCTTGGCGGGACGTTTGTTGCCCTGCTTCAGTAATGACTTTCGCTGTGTACGAGTGTACGTCGAATCCTGTTGCGATCTCCTCCATTGCCGTTTCGTCCTGCGCGAGGAACGCTGCGGTTCTGAACTCAAGTTGGGCAAAGTCTGCCTCCATAATTTTACCACCGTCCCAACGAGATACAAACACCTTCTTCACAGGGAATGTACCACCGCGTGGCATGTTCTGCATGTTAGGGTTACGTCCACTGAAACGTCCAGTAGCAGTGATGTGTTGGGTTAACCCTACGTGTAGGAATCCATCGTGCTTAGTATAGTTAGCTATGCCCTCTACAAAAGAACTAAGGTAGCTACTAATAGCAGAGAGGCGTTTAAGATCAGCGAGAAAAGCTGCAGCGTCAGCCATCCCACGGTTCTTAGCAGTAGCTTCAAGCGTTTCAAGATTACCCTTGCTCGTACTAAAACCATTCGCGCTAATCCAATCTTTACTTGGTGCTGTGAACTTGAGTCCCGCGACTTGAGATGTTTCTTCCAGTTTGAAGCCACGTGCTTCGCAGTCCTTACATTTGTTCGGCTTGGCATACTTTGTCCCATCCTTCTTTACTTTATACGTTTTCCCTTGCCCTTCACATGTAGGACAGGTGTACGCTTTAGTGCGGTAGATCGTTTCACTATTCGCTTCGACTGCTTCTTTGTATTCTTGAACAGTTGATGTATAGTCAAATAGCTGCGCCCACTCCCCCTTATTCTTAATGCGTTTAGAGAAGACGACTTGTGACATCTGCTCAGGCGAATTAAGATTGATAGGGGTCGCCCCCATAAGTTCCCTGACTTTGGTTTGCAGACGCGCTTCGATTTCTGCTTTTTCATTTTCAAACTGCTCCCTTACTAGTTCAAGCTCTTGAAGATCAACCCTGATCCCTGACATGTACATTCTGGTAAGGGTCTTGCAGGTTTCGAAGGTAACTCTTCTGATTGTATGAAGGGAGGCGCTGGCAGGATCGGCGTAGTCTTTTTCGATGCTGTGGAACAGCTCACTAGTTGTGAGGAGATCATGCCTAAGATAAAAGCTAAGATCAGAGAGAGGTATCTCATTCGTGTTGTATCCCTCTTTAAAGTATTTCTTGAGCGTGTCATCTTTTTGTACCTCTAGTTGTCTGCGCTCAGCACATGCTGCCAAGCTAAGTGGACTGCGTTGCCCACGGTCAAGCACATACTCAGCTAACATGGTGTCATATATGCTACCATCATACTTGAAACCTGACTCCCATAACCACATGAGATCGTGTTGTGCGTTGTGCATTATCAACAGCGTAGTCATGTCTAAGACTTGCTGTACAAACTTGCGCCCCTTGCCTGTAGTATCCTTAGCTTCATCATGGTTAAGGTTAACTATCCACCGTTGCTTGTGGTCATCTGCGTTAAGCATACCCACCTGGACTAGCTCATTGCTAGGCTCGAATGGGTCCATGTGGTCCTTACCGTTGCGCTTGGTGACGCTGTTCTCTACGTCTAGTACTACTCTCATGTCTCACCTCTATGCTGAATAGATAGAGCGTGACCCGTCTAACATACAGGTTATCTTCCCTTGGAATCCATTCAGCTTGTTCTTAGCTAGGTTGAGGTAACGAACTGGGTCTTCATCCTCACCCTCTGCTTGTTGTGTCTTACCAATGAGGATCATCAGGTCAGCCTCTGCAGCCTTGCCTGTCTTTGATCCTTCCATCATTGCTTGGTTTAGGTCAGCCTTACCTTCAGCCTCTGCTGATAGCTGCGACATCCAGATCACACAACAATCGTATTGCTTAGCGATGTTACGTGCATGGATAGCTGCAGCCTTGAGCGTGATGTCGCTACGCTCACTACTAATATCAGCGAACTTGTCACCCATGTCAAGCACTACGATGTCAGGCTTCTCTTGTTTAACCACAGCCTCAACCCATGCCATACCCTTACCTGTGCTATCCTTGAACATTACATTCTTACGGATAGACTCATAGCGTTTATGTGCTAGGGCTTTGTTCTCACGTACCTCAGTCATAGTCATGTTAGAAGAGGCACTGATGTACCTTGCAGCCACACGTGTGTATGCTTCCTCGTTACACAGCACAATGCACTTAGCACCCTGATGTGCAAACCCTTCAGCCCCTGCTAGTAGAGAGGCATGGAAAGAAGTTTTACCAGTATTGGGACGAGCGCCAACCAAAATAAGATGACCACCGCTAACGCCTTCAACCCTTCGGGCGAGTGAGGAGATGTTGAACTTCCACTTCGATTCCAGAAGCGTGGCATCAAGTATTGTGTCAAGGCTATTGTCATCCCAGTCAACACGAAGGTTAGGAGTAAAGTCATCTTTGAAATCCTCTAATAGTTTTCGTAGTGGTTCGAGGCTACTCTCTGTACCATTAACAAAGTCGAAGCCAAGGTTAGCAACCTGATCACCGACATACTGTTGGAACATCTGTGATAACGTATCTTGTGCTATCTCTTCTTTGATAGGCTCAACAATCTCTAAACGTTTGAACAGATCGTCGTAGGCACCACGTGTAGCTGTAGTCATGCTTGCGTTCATGCGATTGAACACAGCGTACAAGTCAGCAACAGTTAAGTCTACGTACTCATATGCTTCCATTGCTGCATCAAGTGACTGCTTAATCTTGCGCACGTCCTTGGTAAAGATTTTGTCTGGGCATTTGATACCCTTGTGTCTGTCGTAAAAGTCACGATTAAGTAGCGTCTTAACTAGAGCTAGTTCCATCATCGTCTGTGTCTCCTGTTAGTATTCGGTAATACACTTCGAGTGCAGCCAAGGGCCATAGCAATGCGAAGCGTGTAGGTGCGCCAGTATCTTCCTCGTCTACTGGTGATGCAAGATAGTATAGGAAAGGCATTGCGAATAGATACATAAATGCAACACCATATAAAAAGTTAAGCATGTTATCTCCAATCTGGCCCTTCGAACCACGCAACTAAAGACTTACGTATACCTTTAGTCACAGGCATAACCCTATGTCTTTGAGGTGATGGGAAAACTAAGACAGTACCTTTTTGTTTTATACTGCTTGGTAGTTCTACTCCTTCCATTTCAAAATCCCCACCTTCATAATCCTCTGGCTCTGAAAGTTGTATAGTGATTGACAGTTTTCTACACGAAAATCTTGGAGAGCCATAAGCTATATCCTCATCTGAATGCCAATCATAATGACCTTCATACTTTGAATCGTAAACTGTGTATTGTACATCTCCAACATTCGTAATATCAAATCCAAATGATTTTGAATTTACATACCTGACAACATCAAATAGTATTTGTTTTAGTTCTCTAGATTCTAAGAACATTACCTCACTACGTCTAACATCTAGTGTTGGGTCTTTAGTCACAGCTTTCTTTAGTTCTGTGTCTTTAATTTCATTTTCTATGACACTTATAAAAGCATCATCAAAAAAAGATTCACTAATAGCTACATACATTTTTTAAACCTTATTCTTTTTTGCTCGTTCATTGGCACGTTGCCGTTCCTCTTCAGTGAAGGGTAAGATATGCTTAGTCTTGTAGTCTACCACTACACCTGTGTTCCACCGTGAAGCTTCCTCTTCTGCCTTAGCCTTGTTGTTGTATAGCTTAGGTGCAGGATGGTTTAAAAACCCCATGGTATTCTCAGGGACATACATCCAATCTCCATCCACGTCAATCATTACTGCATACTGTGTCATTATTCATCCTCATATACTAAAGCTTCCCAAGATATAGGAAACAGTTCTAACATGTGCTGATCTATCTGTTCAGCGACTAGTGTAGTCTCATGCTGTGTGTCATCTTTCAGGCGTAGGTTACACATATCAGCAAAGGCATCAAGCGATCCAGACCAGTACCACTCTGTCATCATAGACTGTGGCAGTACCATACGTGCTTGCTCTGGTGCAACACCCTCATCAAGAAGCTGCGTATATACGCCTAACATTGTGTCGTTAAAGTAGGACACGTTAGCGTTACTCTTAACAACACCATCACTACCTTGCTTCTTATCAGCACTACGCCCACGCCATACATCAGGTGAGTAGAACTCAGGCTCTTCATCCACATAGCGTCTGCTTATCTCGTTCCAACGTAGGAACTTATGCTTCACTAGCTGACGTGCCACAAAGAGCGGTGCTTTAACGTGGAACGATGCAAAGGCATGACCAAAGGGTGAGATGTGTTTGTGCTTGGCTAGATAACGGATCAGCTTCACGTCACGTTGATGTAATGCTTTCTCTAGTGGGCCGTTTGTATCGACACCAGAGTAAATATACTCTGACTTCTTACCGAATGATACACGTGCTGAGTTAACAACTGTTAAGTCGCTACCCATGTGATCAATATATGTTACCTTAATCATCTGCCGCAAAGCTCCTGTAGTTTTTCCATATCCTCTGGCATACGGTACTTAATATCATCAGACAAACTCAGGGCTGAAGCTTGCTTGCCTGTCCATAGTTCAATCTCTCTACGGTACTCAATCGTCTTACCTACT